TAAGGCACCAATTTCAGTTAGATTTGATTCCATAATAACTATTCTAGACATGTCATTAGGGACTGGAACATTATGTCCTTTGTTCCAGGCCCTATCTCCTTTTCCTTTACCTATATAATATGGACTCCCATCTTCTTTCCGTAAATAGGCATAAATATAATACATAGCTGATACCTCCTTTGTAGGTGTTAGAGTGGGTGGGGATGGCAGTCCCGCGACCCACATTTTTATTACGCAAGAGCAAAAGGTGCTGCTTGGTTTGTAATCGCATCTGTGGTTGAGGATTCCCACCATTGATAGGCAAATGTTACTGCATATTCTTCTAGAGTATCATTTGCACCCCAATCTAGTTCAATTGGGCTAACATCGATTGGGAACATGCCAATACATGTATAGGACTTGATTACTTCGCCTGTTTTCGCAAATTGAAACACGCGACCATCTTGTTGATAACCACCATCACCTTGGGTGAAGGCAGGATCACGAAGGTTGCCAGCGTGGGAGTTTATACCTGACATCCACTTTTCAAACGCATTACGGACAACGAAATCTTCGTCATTGATGATTGTCACTGTCCATTCTGGGAATGTTCTGTTACCAGCAAATTTTACTTCACGACCGAAGTAATATACAGGAACAGAGTTTACAGTTGATCCTGGTAATTGAGAGGAACGGCACATGAAGGTGAACTTTTCACCTGCTCCTTGTCCACTAGCAAATCCATTGGTACCCGCAACATCAAGTGCTAGGGTCGGAAATGTTAGTGTGCATTGAAACAGGTTAGGACGCGCACCATCATATACCATTTGGGCTCTAAAATCTTGAACTCGAAAAGGCATTTTGTTTTTCTCCTACTTTATTATTTGTTTTTTATTATTTATAATAGTTTTTACCCGAATTTACCAACAACTTCTTCAAATGCAACTCCAGTACGAACAGCAACGAAGTGTAGATAGATGAAGTTGATTGAGCGGGCTGGCTTGATGTAGATATCACCGATAAATTCGTTACGATCAATAACTTCTGGTGTGTTGTTTGTTGTATCACAAACAACTCGGAAGTCATAGATACCACGGCGACCTTGAACATCGCGTAGGTAAGGTTCAATTAGAGCAACGAATTGCGCGCGAGTAAATTCATCGTTGAACTCGAATAGTGAGTATCTTGCTGCTCTTGCAATTGCCTTTTCAAGAACGATAAACAATCTACGAACATTGATACGATCAAACGCAGATGGTTTTGCAAGCATTGTCTTATCACCATATAGGATTGGACCTTCACCTGGGAATGATACAATTGGGTTGACACCAATCTTATATAGATCATCGCGTTCTGCTTGTGTTGCGTTCCAAGCAAGTTTAACAACATTCTTAATTTGACCACGGTTAAAGCCTGCTGGTGAATACCAAGGATCGCGTTCAAAGTCTGTACGAACACAAAGACCAGCAACGTCACCGTTTAGAGGTATCCAACGATATACGTTATTGTACTTATCAAATTGATATTTCCAGTTGTTGTCCATTACAGCATATGAAGATGAACTATATTGATTTCTGAAAGTAGTAATATCAGTTACTTCTGCATTGTCATTGTTGACAACGGCATCGTATGGTGGTGAAATGAATGCCACACAATCCTTACGAACTGAGGAGATATTATCAACAACATATTCTGAAACAACTTGTGAAGCATCACCTGTTACGATAAGTGAAACGTCAATTGCTTCAGGATCAGAAAACTTTTCATAAGCAGCAATAAGTGTATTGTTTGCTACTGATGCTGTTACACCGTTAGCCAATGGTGTTGAATAAGTATCATTATCTTGAATGAAGATTGTGTTTGAGGCTGCGGTGCCCCAATTCATATTTGCTGTTACTTCATCTGGATGATTGATAACATAAACATATTTTGATCTTTCATTGATTACATTTACATAGTAGTTTGATGAACCATCGTCATTTACAGCATCAGATGCCTTAGAAAGGAAGGCAAACTTTTCAAGAATTGTATTAGCAACACCTGAAAATTTACCATCTTCATCAAGAACAACAATGTGAATTTCGTCGTTAGCACCATTAACATTACTTGCGAATGCTGATGTTCCAGGAACGGAATCAAAGTTATTTTCATATGTCCAAGAAGCGAATGCGTTTGCATTCGCTGACGCAAAAACTTCAACTCTTAGTGAGTTTCCTAGATCACCTGGATACTTGGCAGCAAATGTACCATTAGTATTGGCTGCTGATAGGTCCATGTAACTGATTTCATATGTATCTCTGTTAGGAATACATAGTGCTGTTGAACCGTTAGTAGCATTTTTCGCTGTTGCTTCATCAAGCGCACGAACAACTCGTAGATTTCGAGCATATGCTAGGAAGTTGGCCGCGGAGAAGAATGATCTGAAGGTATTAGCATCTGGTTTACCGAATACTGATGCCAATTCTACTTCATTTGAAATTGAAACAACAGTGTTTGCTGGACCCCAAACGAAATTACCAGCAAATGCACCTTCTGTTGTACCAACTGCTGGGACGATAGTAGTTAGATCGATTTCGGTTGTTAACACACCGGGAGAAATTAAAAATGCCATTTTGGTATACTCCTTTGTAGATTATTAGTTATTGGCTATTTGTTCTTCTTATTATTTAGTTTTTTGGTGTTTTTCAGATTATTTACCATTTACTTCTCCAATCATAATTAAAATTGTCAAAAGCATATATTCTCTCCCTATCAGCAACCCACCTTTCACCTTGATCATCAATAACATCGTCTGGACCAGCATATCCTTGATGGCCGTCAATGATTCCGAATGGTATTAGATCACTATCCATTATGCGAAGTTGTTCCTCTTGTAGGTTTCTGCGTATATCTGAACCAATTTCTTCCTTAAAGTATTTTTGTCCAGTTAACCACCCAAAATGAACTAAAGTCATGACCAAATCATCAGTATGACCTTCTTCCGCTTTATATGTATTATTTTTCATAGAAAAAGTTGTTAATTCAAGTATTGTATCAAGATCATTTATTATGAGTTTATCATTTTCTATCAATGCTTTTAGATTAGCACATCCAATTCTCTTAGTTTGTGGTGAAATTTTCAACCCCAATGCTATTTTACGAGCAAATCCAGCAGAATGTTGTTGTCCTAATTTACCTTTTATTTGTATTTTTATAAGATTTTCGTAAGCAAGTTCATAATGTAAAGTATCAGCAACTTGTAAACCTATTGTATTGATTTCAACCAATACGAAAGCATTATTATATTTTTTTGCTATTTGTAATATGACTGTTGGTAATAGATATGGTGTAATTTCATTATTTTTATATCTTGCTACTTGTTTATATGGTATTTCAGTAACATCAATAACAGAAAATGTAGAATAGTCTTTTCCAAGACCTTCTGAAACATCAACACATATTGTATATGTATGCTTCTTTTCTGGTTCACTATATACATATAGATTATCATTGGTTGATAATGGGTTTTGTGCCACCAAACTTTGTAATTTTAGTGCTGATATGAGTGTATTTGTTGAACCTAAAAATTCAACCTCATATTCTTGGTTAAATTTTCTTATATCATTACCTAATGTTTCTAATGTTTCTTTATACCATTTTTCATCATTCCCAGGAACTTCTTGCCATCTGACTATTATTGGTGAATAACCATTTTTATTTTCCAGAGCATCATGCCACAATTTATAATAAAAATTCATACCGTTGGGTGTGCTTACTAATACAATTTTTGTTTCTTTACCTGAGGTGATTGTTGGTAGAACCGAAGCAGAAAATGCTTCCCAATTTTCAATGAACGCACATTCATCAATATAAAGTAGAGAAATAGTATAACCACGAATAGCATCTGAAGATGTTGCAGTTGCTATAACGCGAGAATTGTTTTCTAAAACAAAAGATCCTTTGTTAAATTCAACAATTCCTTGTTGAATCCAATAAGGTAAGTTTTTATAACCAAGTTGAATAAGACCCAACAGTTCTCTGGCAGTTTCACCCTTGTTAGCAAGAAGTGCTACTGTTTTATCGTTATTAAAAATAATATACCAAAGAATATACCCACACACCGCTGTTGATTTTCCTGCTCGCCGACATGTGGTAACTATTGTTCTTCTTTTTCTATGAAAAGAACTGACCATTTTCTTTTGGTATTTTCTCAAATCAATGGATATCAATCCTTTATCAGCATCAATAACTTTTAGGTATTTTTCTATAAAATAAATAGGATCGTTAGAACATTTGATAAATTCATCTAACTGATCTTTAGTAAAGGCGGTTGGTATTCCCGCTTTTTTTAATAAAGCGTTACCTTTATATCCCTGGTCTATTGTAATACTCATTTATTTTTATTCCTTTATTCCAAGGTATACGACCTTTAGCGGCTTTACTCATTTTTTCTCTTGCTTCTGCACTTCTTTTCATACCTCTATGTTTTTCTGCTGTTTTTCTTATTTTTTCTGGGTTATTGTTTATCTTTTTCACCCATTCTTCTGATTTTTTACGACCCTTTAATGATTTTGATAGTTTTTCTTTCATTTCTTGTGATTTTTTCATACCTAAATTTTTATTTTTCATACTTTTAGATTGTTTGAGATTGGATTCAGCCGAACGGATTTTTCCAATATTGGATTCTTTTATTTTATTTTTAGTTTCTTCTGAATGTTTCCAACCAACTCTATTATGAACACCCTCACCACCATCAGTCATATTTCTAAGAATACCAGTTCCATTATCTTTACGACCATACCAACGAATATAAAATCTTTCTAATGCTAAGGCACCAATTTCAGTTAGATTTGATTCCATAATAACTATTTGTTTTTCATTTTTAGGACGTTTAATGTTATAATGTTTATTCCAGGCCCTATTATTTTTTCCTTTTCCTATATAATATGGTGTTCCATCTTGTCTAATATAGGCATAAATATAATACATTGCTGACACCTCCTGTTTAGGTTTTAGAGAGGATGGGTGCGCCAACACCGCGATCCTCATTATTATTTATATTATTTTTCTTTTTCCTTTTCGTTTTTTATTTTTTTAATCAATTCATGCGTGGTACCAACAAAAACTGCTTTATCAACATTTATTGATTGTTGATCAACCTTTTCGCTTACGGTTTCTTTCATGTCTTTGTTTTGTTTCTGTAAGGCAAACAGGTCTTTAGTCAAATCAGCCACGGTTTTCAGAACAGTAGCATAAACTTCATATGCTCTGGGAGCAGTATCATGTCTTGCTAAGTCTGATATACCATCAAGAGCCTCTTCACCTTTTTCAATCAGTTTACGCAGCGTTTTACGGCTCAACTGATAATCTTCTTTTACATCATCACTTTGCTCTTCCTGTTTTTCATTATTCATAACAACAGGTGATTTGTTTGGTGGTATTATTTCAACATGTTCTATTTCAAGTTCTTCTGCGAGTTTTTCAGTCATTTTATTTTATAACCTTTATAAGTTTTGCCCTTTTTTATATTATGTAAGAATGATTTATAATGTAAACCATTTTCTCTACAAAACTGGGCCAATCCTTTTATATTCATTTTTTCATTATTTGGTGTTATGATAATCCATTCTTTAGCATGACATTGATTTCCTTGTAAAGATTCACTTATTTTATTTTTTGTGGATTCGTTACGATTTTTACCAAGCCAATACTTAGCGTGACTTTTTTTCTCTTTTATTTTGGGGGTATTTGTTTCCCTCCATTTTTCCCATCTTTTTTTCTGAACTAATGCTAACTTTTTTCTCGTTTCTTCAGAAAGTTTTTTACCTTTTAGTGCTTTAGAGTTTGACTGTCCTATTTTTCTTTTATGTTCTTCAGATAACTTTTTTCTTGTTGGAAAAAACTTTTTATTTGCTGTTGCCATGTTGATATACATTGGATTTGTATGAACACTAAAAAAGTTTTGTAAGTATGCTTCTCTGTTTATAGCATCTTCTTTTTTATCATATTCTGATAAAATGATTGTTTTCAGTAATCCCTTTTTCTTTTCTTCTTCCCATATACCTTTATATTTTTTAGATTTTACAGAACCATTATATCCTTTTTCTATATTACTCTTTTTTGTATATCCTATATAGAAAGGTGGTAGTTTATTACCTTTATATATTGTTAGATATGTTACAAACATTTTCATCTCCATTGTTATACTATTATATATATTTATATTCTGTTAGATTTCAAGTATAACTAAAGTGTATCTGGGAACTCCTGGATAACAGTAGTAAAACCAAAATCATCTGTAGGTTCAGCATCCGCTGGATCAGGTGTAATAGTTATATTGGCAAGTTTCAATGGTGAAGCATCAAAACTTGACAGATTATAAGAAGCATTAGATGAAACTGCTTTGATCGCTGTATTTGTAGTAAACTGACCTTGAGTTCCTCCCAGAACAAGTTTACCTAGTGTAGGATTCCACCTAATCACTTGAGCAAAAGCGGTTGCTGTTGAATAATCATTCCCTTGATAGACAACATCATCTATCTTATATGTTCCATTATTTCCGTTATCTGTATTGATCTTCATGATATATCCAGCTTTGATTGAAGGATCATTATAGATGTTTGTAATAACGGTACGGATAATCTTGGGTGTTGTAACAGGACCATAGTAGTATGCTTTTACTGTGAAACTCAATGTCCATGTAATATACCGAACAGCATCCGCATCTCCCTCATATTCAACATTTTGAGATACACCATTCAACAGTATAGGAAGGTCTTTCAAAAATCCAACTTCAGAAACGACATTGACTGTTGGTGTATAATCAGGATTGAAATATGGTAATATTTGTTCTACTATATGTAGACCATCATCTGTTGTTCTTGAATATATGTAGAGATTGAAATCAATATCCCAAGGAACACCCATATACTGTGATGCTACTCTTGTTGCCGTATTACCTTTTGCTGATCGCAATAGGCTGTTTTGTTTTCTTTGACCGTCATAACCAAATCCTGTAATCTCAAAAGACATACGAGGAAGCAATGTTTGTATAGGCTTAGCAAGATTTGGATCGCTCAATAGTCTTGTAATATAGCGGTCTTTTGGAGCATATATAAGAGGAACTTTCATACGATTCAGTTCGTTACCAGAATCGTCTTTGCGGACGATGGTTATTTCATTGAATATTGATCCGAAGATTGCGACAATCTTCCTGGTAAGTTGAAAATAAAAATATTGATCCGATAACATTTATAGTCCTTCCAAACGAGCAAGATATAGTTTTCTTGATTCTGACATTTTTCTTTTTGTTTCCTCACTATGTTTTTTACCATAAAATGGATTATTTTCACCTTTATTTGCTTCACTTATCTTCTTACAAGTTTCTGGTGTCATTATTTGTTTTGCTCGCTTTTCTCTAATCTTTTGTTTTGCTTCTTCAGTATGTTTTTTACCTTTTAGCCAGGGTATTTTACCATACATTGGGTTTTTTTCACCTAAGTTCATTTCTCTCATAGAAAGTCTTTTTTGTGGGTCCGCAGACCAATGACCATAATGATGATTTGATATGTTATAGTATTTTCTACCAAGTTCCTCTTTTTTTATTAGGGATAACCATTTATGTTCCTCTTC